CTGTCGAGGTCGATATTGCCGCCGCCGAAGTCCCCGCACTGATCGAGGCGCTGCTCCTCATGCACGCAACCCGCGGGGCTGACGTGTCGGTGCTCCGCGCCGAACTCTTGCGAGTGGAAGCCCGTGAGATCGTGGCCGGAACGCTGGGCGCGCTGGCCCGAACTGCGAGGAACGAATGAGCAAGCCATGGCACCGCCAGAAGACCGACACGGACGCGTCGTTTTATGCAGGCCTCAAGGTTGCGCCACTCGCGCAAGTGGTTACATTAGGTGTGCCCCAAAACGACGGAGAAAGATGAAAGCCAGCGCCTACCGTGATCGACCTCAGAGCCCCCGATACTGCCTAGAGGGGTTGCGTTCTGCCGAGCATTGCATTGGCGAGATGAAGCCGGGCGAACGCCTGATCGGGCTGACAAAGGGCCAGTTCAGCCTGCTCGACATTGTGCGCGCCGTGCTTCAGCAGACCGGGCCAGCGCATGTGCGCGTCACTACGTGGTCGGCGGGGATTCGAGACGCGGAGAACGCGGCGTGGCTGATTGAGCAGGGCGACATCCTTTCTCTGCGGATGCTGGTGGACCGCTCGTTTCCGACGCGACAGCCGAAGTACGCGCGCCGGATCGTGGAGCTCTTTGGGGCGAGGGCGTTGCATTGCACGCGCGTTCACGCCAAGTTTTGCACGATCCGAAACGAGCATTGGAACGTCTGCATCCGTAGCTCAATGGACCTGAATCGCAATTCGCGGTTCGAGCAGTTCGATCTCGATGACTCGCCAGATATCTGCGACTTTTTCGACGCGTTTGTCGACGAACTTGCTGTGACGCATCCTGAGGGCTTTGACTGGGATGGGTCAGAGCTTCAGGCTGCATTTGCTGCCGCAATGAAGGGCTCTGATGACAAGTCATCAGAAGCAAAGCGGTCGGATGATTCGTGGTTCGCTTCACTGGATTTCTAATGGCGGAAGGACGCAAAAAGCCGGGGCCTAAGCCCGGACCTCGTGACAAGAAGGCGGCGCGGACGGTCGCCGGGCTTCTCATGCTTGGCGCCACCCAGAAGGAAGCGGCGGAAGCTGCGGGGGTTAGCGAGCGTGTGATTCGTGATTGGATTCACGCGCCGTGGTGGCCGGATTTTCGCGCTCAGGCGCTGGAGGCGATTGACGAGAAACTCCTCGTTTACTCGCAGCGGGCGCTGCTCCAGGCGGTGCGCGAGGGCGATGCCAATATCGCGTTGAAGCTGGTCGAGAGTTTGCGGCCTGAGACTTACGGGCGGGGCGGCGTGCGGGTTACGGCGAGCAGGTCGAGCGCATCGGACGATGACGAGTCCCCAGACGCCAACGTCGTCGTCGTCGAAATCACGCGGCCATGATGAGCGCCGTCGCGCAGACGGAGTACCGCATCGCGCTCCCTGCCCTCGTTCCCTACCAGCGAGACGCGTTCTTCGGGCCGCACCGGTTCCTCGTCTGCGAGGCGTCGACGAAGGTCGGCAAAACCTATTGCTCCGCGAAGTGGCAGTTCGGGCTGCTCGTAGACCCGAGCGGTAAGAACAACATTCACTGGTGGGTCGCGCCGTCGCACGCATCCGCCCGCATGACTTACGAACGGGTCAAGAAGTGGATCAACGAAGGCGAACTCGTGACGCGCGGCGTGTTCAAGACGCGCGACCAGGGGCCACGTTCGATTACCTACGTGCCCACCGGCGCCGTGTGGGAGTTCCACACCGGCGAGAAGCCTGATGCGCTTTACGGGAACGAAGTCGACTCCCTTGTGCTCGACGAGGCCAGCCGATGCCGCGCCGAGCTCTGGGACGTGCTTGAGTCGGTCATCGGTCCGCGCCTCGCGCCCGTTCGCATGATCGGCAACGTCAAGAATAAGGTGAACTGGAACTACCACTTATGTCGCCAAGTCGAGGCAGAGCAGCATCTGCCACCGGAAGAGCGAGAGTTCCCCGACTACCTCTACGCGAAGATGACCATCTGGGACGCCGTCGAAGCGGGGATCTTCGACAAGGCCGAAGCGCTCCGCAAGAAGGCGCAACTCGTCAAGCGCGGGTTGCTGGCCATCTGGAACCGCGATTATCTCGCGGACTGCGAGGGGACCGGCACCGCGTTCATCCCAGACGAGATTCAGGCTGTGCAACTTGCGGCACCCGTTGAAACCGGCGCGCACATCCTCTGCCTCGACGCAGGCGGCAAGAAGCACCCCGCCGGTATCGTTGTTATTCGATGCAGCCGCCGAGAGATTGAGAACGACGAAGGCGACGCGGTGACCGTTCCCGCGCTTGAGGTTGTTCACGCCGAGCACTGGTGGGGCCCACCGACGCAATTTGAGGCACGCGCGCTTGCCGTGGCTGACCAGTGGTCCTGTGACGCGGTGACGCTCGACAACTACATGCCGCTACTCGTGGCGCGAATGCAGGAGCGGTTCGGTGCGGAGCACACGCACTCGAAGCCGGGAACGAAGGCGCGGCGCTGGGCGTGGTACCTCACCATCAAGGATGCGATCGGCGACGGGACGCTCCGCATTGACACCACCGCGCAAGCCCTGCTCGCCGACATGGGCGAAGTGGCGCTCGACTCCGACGACCCCGAGGTCTTGCTGATGCCGGAGTACACCGTGGATGCCTACGACGACGAGACCGGCCAAATGATACAGCGGGTGGTTCATGTCGACGCCTTCGACGCCTTCATTCGAGGCATGGAGATCGTAGGCGACTACGCCACGGGCGGCGGCATCATGGACTGGTACGACTAGTTCGCGCTCTCCCATCCGCCAGACCGCGCCCCTGGCGTGCGCTCCACCAGCAGCCCCTCGTCAACGCAGAGGGCGAGGCGGTGCTGAACCGTCCGCAACGGGGCAATCTCGCCATGCCGAGCGAGCCAGTCTTGCACGTCGCGCGCGTCGCGAAACGACAGGTCTGACTCTGCTTCCTGCTTGCACAGGTCGTTGCACGCCCTCACGACCAGGGCGCGGCTGAACCGCGGGCCGCGGTTGCCTCGGCCTACGCCGCTCACGCGTGTCGCACCGGGTACCAGCACGCACGCTCATCGGTCTCGTGGTAGTCGAGCAGCGCCCAGAGTTGGAGCGCCTCGTCTTCGTTGCTTGGTAGTGTCGTTACCCGGCGAAAAGTCGGCTTTGCGTCAAGCTCGTTGGGCAAGAAGTAGTTGTCGGCATTGATAGCGCTAGCATCGCTAGTTGCGTAGGCGACAGCGTGTGCGTCGTTGGTGAGTTCGCTTGTGAGTTCGTTGATTAGGGTTGCTGCGTTCATTTGGTTCTCCGTTGTGCGGCTTGGGGTGATTCCCTCGCCTTGTGAATCTATTATACTCACATGCGTGGCGCGCGCAACCAAATAGACCCAAGAAAACGACATCCAGTATTCTTTTGCCATCCGTTCCGCCCGATTGCACCAATGGGCCACCGTTTGACACACCAGACGCCCACCGGAGACGCAGTGTCGGACGACGCAATCCAGATGACCCCAGAGGAAGCGGCTTTCCGCGCCGACTCCATGATCTCGACGATTGGAGGGCTCGGCGACCCCGCCTACGACAAGACGGCGGGGAATAATCGCAGCATTAAGGCGCTCGGGCGCTACACCGAAGACCAGTTGGAGGCCATCTACGAGGGGAGCGCGCTCGCGGGTCGCTTTGTCGACGTGCCGGCCAACGAATGCACGCGATGTGGCTGGAGGGCTCACACCAGCAAGGCCGACGGCGACGCCCCCGCCGAGCCCTTCCGCGCCGAGTTCCAGCGCCTCGACCTCACGGGAGCGCTACGTGCGCGGGACCGTTGGGCGAGCCTTTACGGCGGCGCGGCCATCCTGCTCGGCGTGAACGACGGGCTCGACCTAGACGCACCGATGAAGCTCGAGGCCGTGGACTCGCTCGACTATTTGCGCGTCGCGGACATGCACGAGCTCCGCGTTCGTCACCGCTACGGCGAGAGCAGCGCACCCACGCATGTCGTACCCCCCGGCAAGATGGGCGAGCCGATGCTGTACGAGCTGACGCCTCACAACAGCGTGGGCCAGACCGCCACGATGATTCACGAGTCCCGCGTGATTCGCCAGGTGGGTGCACCGGTGCCGCCTCGCAAGCAGCAAGAGGTTTACTACTGGGGCGCGTCCGTGCTTCAGCGAGCGATCCCAAAGCTGCTGAACATCGAGGCCGCCGATGTCGCTATGGCGAACATCATGGAAGAATTTCGCATCGCCGTGCTCCGGCTGAAGGGCTTAGCGGGGCTTGTCCAAGCGAAGGACGGGACCGAGCGGTTGATGAAGCGCATGCTGGCGATGAACCTCGGAAAGAGCGTCGTGCGGTCCGTACTGCTCGACGCGGAATCCGAAGAGTATACGCAGCAAGGCGCGCCGGTCACCGGACTCCCCGAACTCTACGAGAAGGTCCAGCAACAGGTTGCAGCGTGCGCCGATGGGATGCCGCTCGATCTACTCTTCGGGACGTCGCCAAAGGGTCTGAGCAGCAGCAACGAATCAGGCCGGAAGCACTGGCAAGACACCGTTGCTCGCCGCCAGACGTTCATCTACGAGCCCGCGATTCTCCGCGTCTGCGAAGTGCTCCGCGCAACCGGCGCCGTTGACGTGCCGATGGATGCGGACATTGATGTCGTGTTCAACCCGCTGGAGACGCCGAGCGAGAAAGAGCGCAGCGAGTCGCGCAACCTCGATTCTCAGGCTGACGAGCGGTGGTGGCGCATGGGCGCGCTTGGTGAACACGAGATCGCACTGAGCCGGTTCGGTGGCGTCGGCTACTCGAGCGATGTGCGCTTGATGTCGCCCGAAGAGATCGAGGCCAGTGGTCGCGGGGCGGAGGTGCTGCCGAGCGACACGCCGCCTGAGCCCGTCGAGTAGTGGCCACCCACCGACCGCGAAAGGGGCGCCGGACCGTCGTCGAGCGCCTGCCGCTCCCCGATGCTGCGACCGCCGACTACGTGCGCGACCTCCGCGCCTACGTGCTGGAGATGCACCGGGCCGCCCTGCCGACCATCCTGAGTCGGTACGAGAACGAAAGCGCCGCGCGAGTGCGCACTGATGCCGATCCGGTGGCCGAAGTGCTGCGAGGCGTGGATCTCATCTATCAAGAGCGCCGAACCGACGCCGAGATTCAGGCGTTAATCGACCGACACGGCGCGCGCATCAAGGACCGCAACGCCGCAACGCATCGCTACCGCTTCCGAGTCGCGACCGTCTCACCCATCGACGCTGACCCGTGGCTTGGCCCCGTCATGGAGTCATGGGGACGCCGCAACGCCGACCTCATAACCAAGCTGCCGGACCGGCTACGGCGCGACATCGAGCGCGGCGTTCAGGACTCGTGGCGCAACGGCGACACCACGCGTCAGCTGGCCGACAAGCTACAGGAGCGTGTGGGCGTCACGCAGAACCGCGCCCGCCTCATTGCGCGAGACCAGTCGAACAAGCTGAACGGCCAGCTGAACGGGGTGCGCCAAGTCGCGGCGGGCGTCAAAGAGTACCGGTGGTCCACGTCGCAAGACGAGCGCGTTCGAGCGGCCCACGCCGACCGCCACGGCGTGACGTTCAAGTGGTCGTCACCTCCCTACGACGGCCACCCCGGCGAGGCCATCCAATGCCGTTGCTCGCCTGATCCGGTGATGGACGACTTGATGGACTTCGAAGACCTCATTCCCGAAGATGGCAACCTGACGCCTGCCGGGTTTACGCAGCAGGCGGTGAGGACGCGTGCGCAGCTGGAAGAGGCGACCATCGGCCTAGCAGGGCCGGAGCCGGAGCCGTCGTTGATGCAGCGGCTGCTTTCGGCTTTGCCCTCGCTGGCGGAGTTGGTCGCGGCGTATCTGATCCATGCGGTGACGGCGGGGCCGGGCGTGGAGCGGGAGACGCCCTAGCACCCGTTTCGCCCCCTTGGCGCCGCGTCCTACCGTCGCGTCATGGGCATCCGCTACGACAGCATTGCGCTCGAAGAACTCCGTCCGGCCTACAAGACCGACGAGGGCTACCTGCACCTAGATGCGGTTGTCACGCGAACCGGCGTGTTCCCGTACAAGGGGCCATCTGGCACCACATACGAGGCGCGACCTCACAAGGAGGTGTTTGACGCGGAGTCGCTGGAGTCGCTGGTCGGTAAGCCCGTCGTGCTGCTCCACCCGCGCGAGGATAGCGGCGAGCCCGTCATGGTCACGCCCGACAACATCGCGGACTACCAGGTTGGCGTCGTCGGCATGGAGGTCACGGAGCTTGCAGGTGGTCGCGCCAAGGCGTCGCTGATTGTCCACCGTCGCGACGCTATCGAGGCGATCGAGAAGGGTGGCATCCGCGAGTTGAGCCCCGGCTACAAGACCATCCACCGCACCGACGGCGGCACGTTTGGCGAGCCCGGCGACTTCGAAGGCGCTCGCTTCGACGCTGTGCAGACGCAGATTCGGTACAATCACGTCGCGCTGGTGCCCAAGGGTCGCCAAGGCGCGGCGGTGTCGCTTCGCCTCGACGACGGCGATGCAATTCAGATTTTAAACAAGCCCGGCAAGGGTACACCAAACAAGGGGAGCCGCATGGCCGCCAAGGTACGCATCGACAACATCGAGGTGGAGGTCGTTGACGCCTCCGCCGCCACCCTCATCACGTCCGTGGTCGTGCGCCGCGACGCTGCGATCTCTGAAGCAGCCGACGCCACCGCGAAAGCGGAGAAGGCCCAGGCTCGCGCCGACGAGCTTGAAGGCGAACTCACCACGCTCAAGGCTGCGCAGAAGTCTGACGAAGACGTTGCGGCGGAATTTGTTGCGTGGGCAAACGAGCGCGCCGAGATCACCAAGGGCGCTGATGCCTTGGGCGTGAAGGTGGACGACACCGACACTCTCGACAACGGTGCGCTTCGACGTGCTGTCGTCGCTGGTGTGGAGGGCGTCGAACTGAAGGAAGACGCTTCCGATGACTTCGTTCGGGGCACCTTCAACGCCCTTGTGGCTCGCCCGCCTGCCCGTTCGAGCAAGCTCGATGCGGCGTACACGCCACCGAGCGGCGTCGACGACAAGCCGAAGTCGCGCATGGACGCGGCGTGCGAAAGCTACGCCGACCGCATGCTCAACCGAAACAAGACCGCGGCCAACGCGTAACTCTCGCCACCCACTGAGGACACTCATGGCACAGACACGATACGACAAGGACCTTCGCGTTGGTCGAGCAGGCGATCCCGCCGACTCCGGCCCGAAGGACATCATCTCGCTCATCAACGACGACCCGCGCGCCGCTCAGGTCTCGACCATCACCGTTGATTCAGCGTCGAACTCGACCCTGTACAGCGTCACGCTGAACGAGGTTGTGGTGAGCTTCACGTCGGACGCTTCGGCGACCGTCGCGGAGATCGCAACCGGTCTGGCCGCTGCGATCAACGCCGAGCCGCTGGTCGCTGCTTCGGTGTCCGCTGATGCCGCCTCGGCGGTTGTCACTGTGACGTCGAGCTACGCGGGGCGCGCCTTCACGCTCACGTCGAGCGAAGCAGACCTGACGCTTGCGACGGGCACGGCGAACGACTTGGCCGACCCGGTGCCGTTCGGCGCGGCGGTTGTCTTTGACTCGGCAGACGCGAAGTATGGGCGCCTGCTCAAGACGGCGAACATGTCGGCGCGAGTTCGCACCATCACGTTCAGCGGAGCGGCGGAAAACAGCAAGACGTTTACCGTCAACATCGACGTTGGCGGAAAGGTCTATGCAATCTCCGTACTCACTCCCGCATCGGCTACGCTGGCGACCGTTGCCTCCACCGTTGCTGCCGCGATCAATGGCGTCATGCCGGCATCGACCGTTGTGGCGACCTCATCGTCTGGAGTTGTTACGCTGACGGCGGAAGTTGCTGGCCTTGGGTTCAATGTTACAGCGGTCGACTACAAGCCGGACACCATGGCGATTGCTGTCAGTGCTGACTCGTTCGTCGCCTTCGACTCCATCGACGACGCCTTCGCCGGCATCGCGCATTCCGGCTACCGCCACGAGACTGCGGGCTCCACGGGCGAGTTCCCGGGCGGCTCGGTTATGTCGGTCATGCGCAGCGGTCGCGGGCTCGTCGACACGGCGGAGCAGGTGCTCCCCGGCCATCCCGTCTACGTCAGCATGACGGACG